CATACTACAGTTTCAAAAGCTCTGGCTGATATATCCATTGGATATACCATGGCAGATAAAGAAGCTGAGAGTATTCCTTTCATTCATATAGATGAGGTTTCATTTCTAAAGAGAACTTGGAGATGGGATGAAGATATGAAAACTTATCTTTGTCCGATCGATGAGGAATCTATAGAAAAATCATTAACTGTTTGGGTTAAGAGTAAATCTATATCCGATCTAGAACATGCTTATAGCGTTTTAACTAGTGTGAATTCCGAATATTTCTTTTATGGAAAAGAAGTATTTGAAAAGAAACATAAAATGCTACTAGACATTGTCACTAGATTAGAATTGGATATGTTCTACAAAGCCAAACCTCTGAAAACTTGGAACGAATTTGTTACAAGTTATTGGAGAAATTCAGGTTTACCTGATAAGACCACCGGATGCTATTAAGCGTCCAGTTGGGGTGTTTGGTTTCCATCCCTTAAACCAACTTAACCCAATTATGATAGTTACTGACATTTATATATTTTTATGTTATATATGTTAAATGTAGAGTGGATCATAATAGTAACTCCTGCGTAGGCAATCCCTGAAATCTCTATTTAGAGAAGAGTTGCTGGAGTCTCAAACTAATAACATCCTTAGATCGTATAACGTGTAAAGATCTATTGTAAATTTCACGGAGCAAAATTAACAATTTAAAGGTTACGTTCGAACCTCAAATGGACGAAACAGAGGTTGAGCCAGCAATGGATGTTGCAGTTCCCTCGACTCCCAGTAAACAAGAAAATGTGTCCTTTATTGACACCAATTCTATGTCAATTCTTGATTATCCTATACCTAGTGATCCTACTATGGATTGTGATTCAGGCAATACGCCGGATTTAGGAGAATTTTTGAGCAGACCAGTTTTGGTAAACACAACAACTTGGAATGTAGGAGCAGCAATAACATGGAATATTAATCCATGGAATGCTTTCTTTACTGATGCTAGAATACAGAATAAGATAAACAATTACGCTTTTCTAAAGTGTAATCTCAAAGTAAAGATCATTCTTAATGCTTCTCCGTTTTATTATGGGAGAATTTTAGTAGCCTATAACCCTTTAAGTGGATTTAAAGATGATACTATTAAAACTGACACTGTTCAAGGTAACTTGATTCCTTATTCTCAACGACCACATGTGTGGTTAAACATTGATGATTGCACAGGTGCAGAAATGCATTTGCCGTACATATATCATAAGAATTGGATTGAAGCTACTTCAGCATCAACTTTAACATCTTTAGGTACCTTAAATTTTATAGGTTATACACCATTAGCCTCTGCAAATGGTGCTACAGGATCTGGCGTCACGATACAAACGTATGTGTGGGCAGAAAATGTGGAATTAGCGGGGCCTACTGTTAGTTATGCAGCACAATCAGACGAGTATGAAGTACAAAGTGATGAATATGGTCAAGGACCAGTCTCTAAAATTGCTTCTGCTGTGGCTGGTATAGCTTCAAGATTAACAGATATCCCTATTATAGGGAGATTCGCGACAGCTACTCACATAGGAGCTGGAGCGATTGGTAGGATAGCCTCACTTTTTGGATTTACTAATGTACCAGTTATTTCTGATGTGATGCCTTTCAAAAGTTTACCTTTTGGAGGTTTAGCATCCACAGAAATTTCACAGCCAGTAGAAAAATTAACTTTAGATCCTAAAAATGAATTAACTATCGATCCTAGAACTGTCGGCTTACCACCGGTGGATGAGATGAGTATTCCTTACATTACTAGTAAGGAATCTTATCTTACCCAGAGTTCGTGGGCGACGTCCCAGGCAACTGACACTATTTTATTTAGTTCAGCGATTACGCCTTGTTTAGTATCAATTGATTCTAGCAACGCTAATTATAATATTGTTCAGAATACACCTGCCGCATATATTTCTAACATGTTTAACAATTGGAAAGGAGATGTTATCTTCAAATTTTCATTTGTTAAATCACCTTTTCATAAAGGTCGTGTTAAATTTACATGGGACCCTGTTGGTAATATAATATCCAACAGTACTACTACTTCAGTAGCGTACACAAAAATTGTAGACATAAGCGATGAATCAGAAGTTGAAATAAGGATTCCTTATCTTCAAGCTACTGCTTTCTTAACTTGTGATAACTCACCGATTAAATGGTGGAGTACTTCTACAGCACCAACATTTTTGCATGATGGTATCCATACAAATGGTACCTTGACAGCCAGAGTGTTAACAAATTTATCAGCACCAGTTGCAACATCCAGCATTCCTATGTTGGTTTCCGTTCGTATGGCTGATAATTTCGAATTCGCTAACCCAGATGAATTACCACCTCATAATACTTCGGTACAAAGTTTCTTTGCACCTCAGTCTAATGAGTATGAAGTTGATCAAGATGAAGAGTTAGGACATCAAAGTCCTGATCGTTATCTCGTCAATTATGGTGAACAAATTCTGTCGTTAAGGTCTGTTTTACGCAGATCTACACGAGCGTATACTTTTCCCATCTATAGTACAGGCACTTCAGATCTATATACCTTTTTTCATAGGCATAATAAGATCCCCATCACACCTGGATTTGATACTAATGGTCCACACAGTGTCAAGGGTATTATAACCCCTGCCACTAACTATCCATATTCATTTACTAACATGACACCATTGTCTTGGGTCATGCAGATGTATATTGGATATCGTGGGTCCACTATTAATCATTTCTTGGTGGCTGGAGAGAGAGCACTGTCTAAAGCTACCATATACAGATCGGTTCAAACATTTAATTCCTCGGATTTTTATGGAGAATCGTCCACTGCTATTGGTACTAGATCGGCAGGAGCAAGATGGTTTGCTAATGGTAACTTCACCCAATATACTATTGGAGGATGTGGAGCTGCGTTAACATCCCAATACACTCAATCAGGTCTGTCTACACTGTATCCTATGTATTCTAACTATAGATTTAACTATTCTCAAGCCAAATTTGCAGCTTTAGGAGATACGAATACAAATGGAACTACAGATAATGAAACAGCTGTGTTCGAATTTCGAAATCAATCAGGTAATACAGATAGCAAATATTCAACTATTGAACGTTGGGTTTCTGCTGGAACTGATTTTACTTGTTTCTTTTGGTTAAATGCACCATCGTACTATACATATACGATACCAACTGCCAATTAGGTGCACAAGTCTGTTCTGGACTAAAATCAGATCCCGAGCCACGGAAATGGCACAAAAGTCTGTTCTGGACTATAATCAGATCCCGAGCCACGGATATGGCATAAATATTACATATTATATGTAAAGTTTAGAAGTTGGAGATGCTTCTCTCACTACCCTGCTGTGTTAAGTCATGGAGGATATAGTAGTGTGTGTTCATCGTTTGGCTGTTCTATATATTAGATCCCGCCGTGTTAAGTCACAGGGGATTGCGTATGGGTAACTTTTGTTAGGTAGAACAGCCAGTTCTATCTTTCTTTTTAAATCCTACATAAAATACGTTAAAAATGTATAGACGCCAAAGGTAG